GTTTCCCAGTCACGATCCACATCGAAAAATACTTCAGGAGAAAATAAAATGAGTGAGCATAGAGGTCGACGAGGTTCTCGTCGTTCAAGTAAATCTTCTAAGAGTGGCAGTAAAAGAGGCAGCGGAAAGAAAAAGTAATTACTTTCCTGTGCTCCCGAATCCACCATCACCGCGTTCAGTTTCATCCATAGCTGACAATGGAACTTCTTCAACAGCAAAAATAGTCGCACGTTCACAGATGAGTTGTGCAATCTTATCACCGTGCTTGATGAATTGCGGGACGCAATCTGTGTTGTGTAAAACAACGCCAATCTCACCGCGATAGTCTTCGTCAATGACACCGGCAAGCACATTGATGCCCGATTTCCATGCAAGCCCACTGCGCGGCGCAATGCGTAGATAATGCAGTGGAGGTATGGCGCAGATCAGTCCTGTCTTAATTAATGCGCGGTCGCCCGGCATTATTTTTATCGCCCCAAGATTTTCAAAATACGCATGAACATCAAGACCGATTGACTGAAGTGTTCCACGCGTTGGAATGATTACGTCATCGTAGAGTTTTGCGAAACTGATCAGGCTATTATTTATCTTCGGAGTCATCTGCCTTACCAAACTCTTTACCTTCCACGAACAGTTTGACTTTGCCAGATTCCATATCATCTGCACCAACTTGAACTGAGCCGAAATTGTGGCGATACGGACCTTCGAAATAGATTTCGTCAGTTTCGATATTCACGACCTTGATTTTTTCTCCAGCTTTGATTTCCGTACAAGGCAAACAAAACGGCACTGGGATTTGTGCAGCTCGTGTAGGTCTATTCGTCATGATCTTTCTCTTTCTGATCAGCGCGGTGTAGCTCAACAAATTCTCTAATGCCACGCGAAAATGAATCCAGTGATTCTAAAGACATCAAAATACCTTTGTCTGGATCATCAGATGCCGACATCTCATGGTAGTCTATACCACCTTGACCGTCAGAATGCCCATACCTAACATAGAACAATGGAAATAATGATGGTTCATCAATATCAGGCTTGATTTCGCATACAAAATCATCGTCCCATATCCGATATGTTCTTTCGACATAATAGGTCATGAAACGATGATAACTTTCTAACTTCTACTCGGCGCTAGACGCGCTTCTTAGTCTTTCAACTCTTTGATTTTTGCTTTGATTTTATCGCGGAAGTAGAATGCCACGCCCACGATAATCGCAAACACAATGAATGCTTCCATATCATCAACTCCGTTATTGTTTCGAGAGATTGACAATAGTGGGTGACGGTTTACATGTCAATCTCCGTTTCGTATATGGTTATCAAATCTCGCAAGATCCGGACACACAGGCCAACTCTTGAGAACCTGTCGTCATGTCGGACTGTTCATAGCTCGATAGTTCTTTCCAGTCAACGTTGGTTGGCATCTTTTGGTTAAGATCCTCATACTCTTTTTCCGTGCAGCGTTCAAATGGTGCTTGGACGTAAACGTTATCGTCACGTGGCAAAAATGAAATGCCCATAATTTCATCGAAATGCTTATACACTTTAGCCCCAACATCGAACCATTCGTCTTCTTGAACATGAACAGTGCAGGATGGCATGTGTGTGGTGTAATGGCGCTGCCACATTAGATAGTAATCAATTGCTTTGACAGAATCGAATTCGTTCTCAGTGACAGCAGTTTCCGCACTCCGCATTGGAAATTCAAACACGACAGTGTTTTTCTCGCGCTCAGCTACTTCAAATGGGAATCCCTTATCAATCATGAACTTTGTCAGAGGATCGTCCATAGCCTGTCGAACGCGTCGAATGTAATATGGTGCGTAGGCGGCGTGGATGCCAGAACTAGCACCAACAAGCGCGCCGCTGTTACCGCTGGGCTTAAGAGCTGTCACTGACGCTGAAGGCTGAATACCGATCTTGTTCGCCCAGTCTTCATTGACAGTGACAGCGTGTTCTTTCCAAGACTCTAACATTTTGGACATGTTATGATAGTTATCCATGGCGTGGATATTTGTATAGGGGTTGTCTTGAACGCCCGTAAGAGTGACGCCGAGAAGTGCTTCTTCTTCAGTTGTATTTTGCCATATCTTGCGAAGGAATTTGAAATTAGTCAGGGACGCTTGTATCGTTCCAAGAATCGTCGCAAGTTCGATCTTTTTCTTAATCGCTGACGGCTTGTCGTTTGGCCGCACAGTTACCATTGTCAGGTTGCAGAACTGAGCTTTACGCAGTGCAATTTCGTGGCATGGATTTGCGCCAATAGGTAATTCCGGGTCTCTGTTTGGACACTGTTTTTCAATGTGCCTCCGTGTCGCGTAGACGTTATGTATTCCCGGCTCTCCAGCATGAGAGTCAATCATATCTTTCCAGTCCGAAAGAAACGAGGACACAGAAGGCTTATCATAATACATAGCGGAATTGTTCGCGAGCGCGCGGTGTCCATCCTTTTCCCACCAAGCACCAGACTTTGCTTTACGCATATCCCGGTCGTCTTTGTCAAATAATGAAATCAAGGCAGAGCGACGTACGCCCCCGACCACGACTATCTCACCAATCTTGCAGCAGATATCGTGGCATTCGACGGAAGTCAGCTTCCGGCCTTTTGCACCAACAAACTTGTTCGTGATGAAATTCATGGCGTCGTCAAGAGGTGCTGGGCCGGAGGCTCGACCTCCAAATGTTTTTAGAGGTTCTCCCGCCGCGCGTACATTTGACAGGTCCCATGTTGGTGTTTGTCCAGCATACAACATTCCAATAAGTTCTTTTACAGCAATCGCCCAACCCATCTTTGAATCACGGACTTTGATAACTGTTTCTGTTTCATAAAGTTCATCAGGAACAGCGGGAAGCTGCTCAATATCGCGACGTTGTACGGAATAGCCCATCCCCGTACCATTCATCAGAACATAAAGAAGTTCCGCGAATGCGACTGGGTGGTCAATTGAGATGAATGCGCAGTTATACCCTGCGATGTTTTCACGTTTGAGTGCTTCACCCGCTGTCATGAGCGCCCGCATGGACGGCATGATATCCATGCGCACAACGGCTCGCTCAAGTTCCTGACGATAAGGTGACAGATCGAAATTCTTGTTCTCTTTCAGATGGCTCTCAAAGAAATCAAAATATCTCGTAACTGTTTCTTCCCATGTTTCTCTGCGTCCCTTATCTTCGAGCCATCGGGCATATCGACTTTGATGGATGGACTCTTGATAGACGGACATTTTCATTTTTCTTATTCCCAAACATAGAAAGACTGTTTGCAGAAAACATCGTTTTCCACATTATTTTGTTCTGGATTTGTGCTGGTCATTCCGAGACGCAGACTGAGCCCGCGTCGTGGCGGGAAGCAGTAAAGTTAATCTAAATTAACCACGCTGTCAATTAGAATAAATTACAAATCTAAAAATTATTCGCTGGACTTTTGTTTTCTCATGTGATCGACGGTGGCTTGTAGATTTCCATTTGTGATCTTTGCATTACCAACCAGCGCTAATAGACTGGGGATTCCGCCCAACGCCCATGCGTCTTGGAAACCAATACCCATAGCGACTGCTGGGGTTATCTGAATCGTTTCTGATCCATCCCCATCTTCTGGTACATCCTCGTGACGTAACGTCATGGTGATGTCTTCATCACCTGTCTCCGGATTGACACCATCTTCAAGTGTAATTGTTACTTTTGCCATTATTCTGCCTTTAGTTCTCGTGGATCAAAGATTGGGAAACCATCATTGCATTCATTGTCCAATGTTTTTCTGTATTGAATCCAACCTTCGAAGTTTCCGTGTTGGTGAGGATTACAGAATTCCCCCTTGTAGCATAGATCGGGAGTTGCCTGATGCTCCGCTGGTGATGCATGCAGCGGTGCTGAACCAACTAATCTATCATACAGTTTGAGATCTGATTCTATCGATGGTGCTTTACCGTCGTGTGTTAGGTATGAAACACGAGCACATCGCGCAACCGAAATCTTGATTCCCATTCGTGTCACAACATTGTGGTAATCAGTTTCAGTCAATTCTTCAAGCTGTTTGCCGAACGCATGAAGGCTCATAGGTCCTAAATCCTGCGCTCTGAGGTACGGCGTGTGCCACTCACCTAAAGCCACATGTTCGGGTGAAGATGCGATGTAAGCTAAGTACATCTCGTTCGCCAATGCCCGAATTTCCGGCTGTGCATCCTTGTGACATCTTAGGTTGAAGAAATTGTTATATTCTGTTGCCGATACCAAAACCGTGATATGCATCCATGGTTCGAGAATTCGATTCACAATCTGTTTGTGGGGAACGACGTCTTGCTCAAGCATAAAACGGGCGTGCTTGACCGCCTGATCACGTGCATTGAGCCAAATGGTCTCAGAGACGGCCTGCTCTGCCGGTGACATTACACCGTGATCTTGCATGCCTGCGCCATTCTTCCCCCATCGAACTGGTGTGGCAGGGTTGATTTCGACCTGCTCTATCATCTTCTCGATTGGTATGGCGCGGCTGGATGATGCGTTGCGGCTGAATTGCCGGTGTGTCATAAGCTCGGCATGGACAAACCGTGGGTATGTCAGTTCAAAAGTGGTCAGACGCTTACCTTTCGGTGAGACGCTATCAGATACAATCTTTGCTGTGATCGTCATGACGCCACCTTTGATACCATCTTATGGAATTGATCCAATGTCCCGCTGTTTTGGACCACAGCATCAACGTCGAGATTATCAATAGCTGTTTCTGATGGGTGATCCGAAGCTTCATTGATTACAGCGTTAGGGCGTTCAATTCGGATGCGCCGTGCGCCCCATTTTTCGCATGCCTGAGATTCGTTATCGAAACGGAGATCAGTGATGACAACCCAAGCGTCAATGGAATCACACCGATCTTTAGTTGCATTGATCCAAATATCATTTCCAATACAATCGCGTCCCCATTCCGTACCAAGTGATTGCATTGCCCAGCGCGGAGTTTTTCCTTCGAAATACGGTGTCTCCACTTCTTTAAGATCACCTTCAATCATGCGTTCAATAGTTTCATTGTCGACGCCGCGATACATGAGATAAAACCGGAGCATGCCCTTAAGTGCATCCGCAAACTTGACCGGCTTATATCCTTCACGTATTAGCTGTCGACCGGCTTCATCTTTACCCGAACCTTTACGCCCAGCGAACGCTACAATTCTCTGCTGCATCATTATTCTTGTCCACATCCATTGTTATGTATGAAATCTTGGTGGTGCTTCCATCCTGTTGGACACAGGAAACCCCATTCTCTAACTTTTGGGCCTGTAATGAACAGGGTCCAACATTCTTCGCCTTCTGGTATCACCATTCGATGTGCGAAGTCTGCATCACGCCAAACAGTCGTCCCAAGCTTGACACGTTTGTCACAAACTTCATTTCCGCTATCGTCGTGGATAAACTCGAAAGCATTGCCGCCTATGCACACACTCCATGACGCCCACGGATGATCGTGCAATGCGCGGTCATCATCTGACTTCTTGAAGTTATGCAGATAAATATTGAACTTACCGTAATTTCTCCATAGATGCCAACGCTTCATATATAAGCCATCAGAACGCCCGATGAGTTCATCAGGTGACTTCAACAACGCGTAGGGACGAAGAAACAAACCTACTAGACAGGCTAAAAAGAATCCGATCATTTCACATGTTTCCAGTTAGCGCCACGATTTATTTGTGATATTGTAGCACGACAAACACCATATTCAATTGCTATATCCTTGTGCTTCATTCCGGAAGATAATTTCAATCTTATTTGATGTATGTCACCTTCTTTTAAAATTGACTGTTTTGTTTGTGAACCTTTTAACTGTCGATTTGCTTCAACTTTATCAGCAACGTTATCAGCTTGGGTCCCATCAACGATGTGTTCCGGATTACAACACAAAGTATTGTGACATGAATGACGGGCGACATTTGGTTCATAGCCATTTTTTAGATAAAACACAAATCGATGTGCATATACTTGTCGGCGGTTTGGTTTTGATATACGAAAAACACCATAATCCTTACCAGATCGTCCCCCAGATCGAGCAGCTTTCCATTCCCAACACTTGTTGGGCGACTTTATATCCACTTTATCCCAGAAGCGTTTCATGATACCCATGTCATCCGTTTTTCAGCACGGGTTAAAGCGGTGTAAGCCCACCGGACAGCATTTTCCCCAAACGCATTGGATTCATCATGGACACAAACTTCTTCCCATTGTGATCCTTGTGATTTGTGGCAAGTAATTTGATAGCCGAAGTCCATCCAAAACGATTTTCGTTTCACAAGATTATTTTCACGATTACTGGCTAGAGAATGAAAATATTTATCACACTCACGGACCGCTTCGAACTGGCTTTGTGAACACATTCGTGTATAGCTGATGGGATTTCCGTCAACCAATGCAGTGAATTTCAATTTGATCTGATCATTACCGTCGATCAAGGTTCCAACATTCGTATCACAGTAGGCAGGCGTACCATTGACAAGTCTCTTGTCTTGAACGCAATTCTTCATAACCATCAAGGGTTCATCTTTTTGTGGTCCATCAGTGTCGATTCCCAGCTCGCGTCGTATACGGTTTGTGACACGGAAGCGCGTGGCGTGTGTCCCGCAGATCAGTTGTAAGTCTCGATCCAGATCATAGGTCACATTATCGTACCGTCGCTTGATGACGCGGACATCGTTTCCATGGTCACCATACGGTAGAACTGGGATGCCTGTCTCTCTGAGCTTCAAGGAGAGCCACATGATCGGATTATCCAGCGCTTGACGGTGAATTTCCGTCAATGATGCATCAGGAGCGTGCATCATAAATCCCTGTGGTGCATCCTTTCCCTTCTTACCAATCGGAGGTAATTGCATAGGATCACCAATCGCGATTATCGGAATACCAAAACTCATCAGGTCTTCCGCCATTTCAAGGCCGACCATAGACGCCTCATCAACGATAATCAATCCAGTGTCTTCCGAAAAAGCTCCGGCATTCATGACAAACTCTGGTGCTGCTTCAGATTTTTCCGCACGTCGTAGATCCTGTTTCAGAGCACGCAGAACCATACCGACAGTGGTCTTTTTGTCAGCGTCATATATGTCTTTTGTATTTCGTTGCTGTAAGTCTTCAATCTTTGCGCGAATCACATCCGCCGCGAAATGAGAAGGTGTATATATGGCGCTGTGAATTGTTCTTGCGCGTTTTACAATTCCATCCTTCAATAGTTTTTCTGAAATGACGTTCGCGGCTTTGCCTGTTGGCGCAACAAGTTCGATTGCATCAATGGGTAGTTTACACCGCTCAATGATATGAGGAATCAACGTTGTCTTACCTGTCCCAGCATAGCCAGACAGATAGAAATATGGCTTATCAGAATGACCAAACCAATGGATGATTTTATTTATCACATCTTCCTGATGTGTTGACAACGTTTTCATGACAATTCCCATGTGTAACAGCAGAGCCCCGCAGGGCTCCACTGTTCGATATATGGTTAGAAGATTAGAACTTTCGACGTGACCGTTCAGCCTCACCCTTTTTCTTCTTATTCTTTTTCTTCTTTTTCTTGTCATCGACATCTTCGCTAGATGCGTCGACGCCGCTATCTTCGCCTTCATAGTCTTCGGGATTCTCACCAGCAGATTGACTATCAATACCAGCTTGAAGGCTTTCTGCCGAAACCCAGTCAACGATGTTGAAGACAGGCGTGTAGATCTTGCCAATCTTCTTACTCTTTGACATGAAAGAGTCTTGGTCAATTTCAACGACAGGGACAAGAGGATGCCCGTTCTCGTCGACCTTCAGGTGGAAGACTTTGCCATAAGATTTGGCCAAGTCACCCAATGCACGAATGCCGGAATTTGACGATGTATTGAAGAGATATTGTGTACCAACACCATCATCAACTGCCCTTAGCAGAATTGAAGCTTGTGCACTCCAACCATCGGTGCTGCCATCGTCGTACTCTTCATATGGTCCGTGATCGGGAAGCTCGTCTTCCGAGGGTGGAAGACGGTCAACGACGCGGTACATTTTTTCGTCGATTTTTTCTTCCTCTTTCCAGCAGATCCAACCGCGACAATATTCATTCATCATCACAGCGAAACGTGTTCCGAGTTCCATTTCTTCTTTTTTCTGACCGAAGGTGAATCCACCTGTCTTACCACTGAATTGCAGAAAGACATTCAGGTCACTTGAATCCCGTGATCCTTGAACGAGGAAGGGGTTATTGGGGTTAAAGACGGCGACTGCGCCGCCTGATGTCCCTTCTGAAGGGACGAGTTCAGTTCCAGTCATTTGCGTTTTTCCTTTATGTACTTTCTTACTGGGGTTACTGTTTTACTTTTTCTCTTCTTTGATCGTTATCGTAAGTTTATCGTATCCGACACCCTCCTCTTCGTAGAGTGACAGATCAATGCCGTCATCTTTCATTGCTTTTTTATTCAAACTTTTACGTCCCTTAACAGACGTATAACTTGTGCTCCACCACTCACCTTTAACTCGACGACGTTTTTTGTCGACAAGCATGTCCTTGACTTTTTGTTTTGTGGCGTCAAATTCTTTTTCAGCGTCTTCTTTTTCTTGCTTGATCTTTTTGTAATGACTGATCAGTTTTTCCATTTCTTCAACAACTTCATCAGTCGCGTTGTCTTTTGTGTCTTCTGGAATTTGACCCAGAATCACAGTCATGCATTCGCGCTTAAACATGCAGTTATCACACGCGCCATCCAATTTGCCTTCCGGGGCGAAGTCTCGTGGATCATTGCTTTTCCAAATAGATTTGGCGCGGACTTGTGCTGCTTTCCAAACATTTGGGTCGTATTTCACGATGAAGACATCAATGTCGTTTAAGAAAGATGCGTCAATGTATAGAATCACACCATAGACAGGCTTATCTTCTTCGTTCTCAGTCTCTTCTCGAATCATCCCTAATTGCGTAATCGTTTGACCGCGATGAATCTGTTTCTCTTCTTTTAGATTCACACGTGGATCGATGCTTTTAATTTCAAGAGTAATGCGTGTGCTCTCGATATCATCAACACCATAAAGTTTCAAAGCATCGCGTGCGCAATTTACCAGCAGACCATCTGGTGTAGCAGAATTCTTTCCCTTGATAAGTGTTACCTGATCAGAACCCATAATCCATGGCTCAATCGGATCAGGAAGGTATTTCATTGCGGGAACGACGTGATGTTCCTCGATCAGGTCGCCCCGACGCGCCGCGCCCCATTGGAATTCATAATTAGGATCTTGTTCGTATCCTAGTTCTTCACCACGCTTTTTGAAGAAAATTTGTCTTAGACATCCAAATATTTCAGACGCACCAACAGTCTTGGAACGGTCATGTTCCCAAACTTTTTGCGTGTCGGCAATATAGTCTTCGAAGACTTGATGGAAATCAATTTGAGTCATTTTTACGTTCTGATTCTAGGCGTGTGTCGGCCACACCTTGCTTGTAACCAAATTCATAAATTTCGCGCAGAAGGTTTCTATTATGTGTCTTGTGCAATCCGTCAATTAAATCAGCTTTAGCCTTGACCATTGACTCGATACGATCATCAATTTTATCCTGTGGTGGCACACTCATGCTGCTTGCTCCGACCAGTTGCCCCGGTCAATGAGTTCAAAGTACACACGCATACACGCGCGTGTATCGACCATCGCGTCATGTGCACCAGACATTTCTTCGTTGAAAAACATACGGTGCGCTTCTTCAAGCTTAGGCCATTTTGAACCAACACCACGTGCCTTTGGGA